CAGGAGACGGATGTAGCGGGTGGTCATGGGGTTAGTACTCGTCCTCGTAGAAGCCGGAGCCAGGGGCGTAGTCCTGGAGGATGTGGGCGAAGGTGGTTTCAATGCGGCGCTTGTTTCCGGTGTCCGCGAGGTACCAGGCGCCGGCCAGAGCGCGGCAGAAGCCGCCGCCGTGGCGCTCCATGGAGGCGACGGTGCGGTGGAGCTGGGTGGGGGAGAGGTGCAGGGTGACGGGGGTCATGACTCGCTGTGGGTGAGGGCGACGTAGTAGGTGGGGTCGTTCTGAGCGATGCCTTGGGATTGCTCCCACTTCTGGGTGACGGAGAGCGCTTGCATGTCGCGCTGGGTTTCGGGGCTGTAGGTCCAGCGGCTGCGGGACTTGAGGACGGCACGGATGGGGCCGAGCTCGAGGGTTGCCAGCGATTGGCCGGTCATGTGGGTGCGGAGCCAGTCGCGCTCGGTGTCGTAGAGGGCGGTGAGCTCGGCGATCTGGGATTGGAGTTCGGCGGCGCGGGTGAGGTGGCGGCCGACGTCGCCTGTGGGGACGTAGGCGCGTTTGCGCCGAACGCTGGGCGCGGGGGCCCGGGTGATGGTGGTTGTCACAGCGAGAGAGGGATGAGAGGGATGGGCGCTTAGTCCTCGGTGAGGAGTCGGCGCAGGGTGAAGGGGACGCCGCGCTGGGCGTAGGTGACGAGGTAGTTGTCGACCTCGGTGGGGTCGTCGATCCAGTGCTCGTGCTCCCAGTCGTCGGCAAGGAAGTGCCAGACGGGGCGGGGTGCCGGGGAGGGGGGATCGTCCGGCGGGTCGAGGGTGCGGGGGTCGGGGCAGTAGGTCATGGGCCTGGGTAGGTGGTGGGGACGGGGCTGGGCAGGGTGTTGGTGGGGTGGTGGCGGCCGACGTCGATGGCCATGGCGGCAAGGGCGAGACCGAGCAGGAAGCCGGCCAGGTGCTCGGCGGTGATCCAGGGGGGCATGGGGCGCCGGGGGCGACGCTTCAATCTTGGGCGGATGCTGGTCATAGGTCAACCGATTTAGGAATCAGTTACGCGAGGAGAAGGCAAGAGCGCGGGTGCCGTGGGCGGGGATGTAGTAGCCACCGGTGCTGCCGTCGCAGGCGTGGCAGGCGGAGCAGGTGGTGGTGTGGCCGGCCTCGGCAGAGGCGGGGCAGAGGGTCAGGCCAGCGGGGGCGGGTTGGCCGGGCTCGGTGACCAGATAGGGCTGCCAGCCGTGGGCGGTGGCGTCGAGGTAGTCGCGGAAGCCGTGACAGGAGGCTTGGAGGATGTCGCGCAGGGATTGGGCGTCGGTGCGGCGCCATTGCGCGGTGTAGCCGGTGTGGTGGCGGGTGTGGGCCAGGCAGGCGCGCCAGACGGGCTCGGGGACGCAGTAGGGGTCACCGGCAGAGCCGATGCGGAGGTCGAAGTCGTCGAGGACGCTGTAGTCGGTGAGGGGGGCGTAGTTGCCGCGCTTGTAGCAGCGCCAGACACTCAAAGGAGCTTGGTGCCAGGTGACGTAGCAGGTCTTCTGAGTGAAGTGGTGACAGCCGCCGCAGATGGAGAGGTTGGAGCCGTCGCGGTAGCCGATGTTCGGGGCGATGTCCTGGCGGAGGATCCAGGTTTGGAGCATGGTGCCGGTCTTGCCGTTGTCGGAAGACTCGGTGAAGCCGGTGATGATGCAGACGATGGGGGCGCCATCGATGGGGGACGGGCCCTCATAGAGGACTCGCCCGTTGGGGTTGATGGGCATGGGATTAAAGGGAGCTGAGATCTGCGAGTGCTTGCTCTATCTGTTCGTTTGAGATCCAGACAGCACAGTTGTGAATCCAGACGCCTTCGGATGTGTCGGAGTCATCCATTACCTCCGGCTGATCTGAGGGCAGGTAGATGTCGCCTTCCAAGTTGCTGTTGTGGATGTAGCGAAAGGCGCTGAAGACTTGTGCTTGGGTGTAGGGCATGGGTCAAAGCTCGTAGTGGAACCAGCCGTAGCCGGGGCGGAAGATGTAGAGGTGCTCGCAGCCGTACTCGGCCCAGTGGGAGGGGGCGTCGGCGTCGGGCACGGAGAACGGGGGGTCGCCGTAGCCACCGTCACCGGCGGACCAGGGGCCGGGACCGCGCTCGTGGTGGTAGAGGGGCTGGGGGTCGCGGGTGGCTTTGGACTCCCAGATCTGGGTGGAACGGAGCGCGGACATTGAGCCCGGGCGGATGAGCTCGCGCACCTTGGACAGGGTGGGGTAGTGCTCTTCGAGGATGGGGAGCTGGTGGGAGGGGTAGCCATCCCAGTGGCAGTAGACGGCGCGCACCTTGCCGGAGGGCAGGGCGTAGCCGATGGCGGAGCGGGTAGCCATGGCGGTTAGGCGGCGTGATCGAGGAGAAGGAAGTCGGCGGCGAGACGTTTGGCGTCCTGCAAGGTGGGCGCGATGGCGCAGTCGCCGTGCTCGGTGAGGATGCGCCAGTCCTGTTCGTGGGGGCGCGGGGCCAGCAGTAGGCCGATCAGGTTGCGGTCGAGGCGGACGACATAGCCGCCGTGGGAGCGGGAGAAGGTGATGGTCATCACATCGGGGCGAGGGGGGCGTAGGAGCGGATGCGGGAGCGTTGCGTGGCGGCGCCGGTGCTGGCGGGTTTGAGCACGGGCTCGATGCCTGCGGCGCGGCTCCACTTGATGAAGCGGGCAGCGTCTTCGTCCTCTTCGAGGTAGACGTGCTGGCCGCGCTCGTAGGAGAAGCAGGTGAAGACCTTGCGCCAGTCAGCGCCGATGATCTGCACGAGGAAGGGGATGGGGACGCGGACCCAGCCGTGGCCGGGGTCGGAGTAGAAGCGGAAGGTGCGGGTTTGCATGTCAGGCGCGGGGGTCGGGGGTGAGGCCGAGCTCGTGCAGGATCTGGCCGGTGGAGAAGTAAGGGGAGCGGCTGGCAGTGGCCCCAGCGAAGCGCCATGAGCGGAACGTGCCGGACCAATAGAGGTCGGTGGGGTCCACACCTACGGATCGCAGTTGCTCGGGAGTGACAGGCGCAATCGCCGGATCGTGGAAGTGGGTTTTCATTGGCGGTAGTTCAGGGCGAGGTCTTTGATCTGATCGATGTAGTAGTTGACGAGCTCAAACTCGGCCTCGGTGCAGTAGCCGTCGTAGTGGAACTGGTTTGCGCGGGCGAAGTATTTGAGGAGGGCGTCGAAGTCCTCCGGGTGGATGGTGAGTTGGGGCATCGTCAGACTCCGAGGTAGAGAAAGTCGTAGGCGCCGGGTTCCTCGGCGCAGTTGCAGGCCCACGTCCAGAGGATGCGCTCGCGGTTGGCGTTGTGGTCGCAAAGGTCGGAGTGGTCCCACGCGCCGTACTCACGGAGGTACTCGCGGAAGAGCCAGGCGGGGCCATCGAAGTCGAGGCGGCGCACCCAGGCGGCAACATCGGCGGTGCGGTCACCGGAGCCGGAGCAGTCGGCGACGCACTCGGGGGGCAGTTGCCGCAGAGATTCGCGGCCGTGAAACCATTGGTTGCGATAGGTCATGGCGTGTGCAGTTCCTGAATGGGTTAGCGGTGGCGCAAGGCGGGCGGGAGCTGGCGGTTGCGGCGCGTTAGTTCCATGCCGTAGGTGGCGGCTTGGTCGATGTAGTAGCCCTCGCGGGAGGGATTCCAGCCGGACATAGCGGCTGCGGCTTGCTTGCAGTCGGAGATGACGTAGCGCAGGGAGTAGGCGTCGAGGGTGCGGGCGTGGGACTCCCAGCGGGCGAAGTGCTCGGGGGTGGCGTGCTCGGTGATCATTGGCCGGACTCGATGAGGGTGAAGAGCTCCGACTTGACGGAGGCGATGCTCGGGCCTTCGATGACGTGGATGCCGTAGACACCGCAGAACCAGGGCTTGCGCGGGGTGCTGTAGGTGTCGGTGATGTAGGCGATGGCTTGGGGGTTGGCGCCCTCGGGGAGGGGAATGTCGGTGCGCCAGATGAACTCCAGATAGCCGGGGCAGGTGGCCCGGCGTGAGTCGAATTGCATGGCTGAACTCACAGCTAGAGGGATGGAGAGGCAAAGCCCCTCAGCTAGAAGACCCCCGGACGCAGTGCGCCAGGGGGAACTTCTGGGGGAGAGGGTTTGTGCGTGCTGAGCAGAGCCGAGTGCTCGGTGCCACGGTGGGCACGCGGCCACCGTTGCTGGGTGTCACCCAGCTGGGAGTAGGTATCCCACTATTTAGATCACTCGTGCAGCCGCAACCTGGAGTGTGCTGAGGCGCAGGGGATGCGGGCAGTCCGTGGGTGCAAGCATCTGTCCGCCTGAGGTTCAGGTAAATCGCCGGGCCGTGCGGGTGATCTGTAGACGGGCGCAGTCGAGGGCCTTACGGAGGACAGAGCACAGCGGGCAGGAGGGGCCGTCACGGACCGACGCCACGCACACGGAGGGCGTGCTCGGTCGGGTGACTGACTCCCACGGCTGAGGCTTGCGGTTGGGGCTTGATGCCTCGCGGCACTATTCACGGGCCAACCTTGGCTACCTCCCTGGGGGTATCGACTAACTGGGCACGCAGGGCGGGATCGTCTCTGTGCTGGGACCTCTGGCTCCTCACCGCAGATGCGGGGGTCTTGCCTGCCCATGAGACCAGGCCCGCCATGGGCCTTCGTCAGATGTCAGTGGCGCAGCGCACAGCGCCGCAATGGGTCAAACCATGAACGATTCAGGAATAGGATGGACGGTTGGCAACCGATACCGGCGGGGGGCTGGCCTGGGGCCGAGGCCCCGCAGGGCCGCTTTTCGGTTGTGCTGACAAGCCTTGCAGATCGCCGGGCTTTTGTCAAGTCCCGCACCGATAAAGGTTGCGGGATCGGGGGAGCCGGGGGATCCTGACCCTATGGGCCAAGGGATCGCAGGCCGGTTCCGTCCGACTGAGCTATCAGAGCACGGCCTGCGGCAAGTGTCAAGGGTCTTGACTGAGTCTATTGAGACTCAGATCACAGGGATGAGTCTCACCGTCTCAAAGCAAGACGCAGCCTGGGACGAAGGGTGAGGCAGGGGGTGCAGTGCTTTGCACATGGCCGGGCCCATAAAAATTTAATGTATATGTACTACTCGCGCCCTTCGCGGGCTTTGGTGATCAGCCCGTTAACGATGTCGGCGGAACGGCACTTGCGGGCAACACACTCGGCATCAAGCCAGCGCTTGTTCTCAGGGGTCAGGGTCATCGAGAAGCGGAGCCTGTCGTTTTCGCGGCGGAGCGTCTCGTTGCTTCTGGATTGAGCGGCCCTAGCGGATGTTGAGCGCCAACGATCCAACGTGTCGGGTGGAAGGTCGCCACGGTCACTTGCGGACTGCAGGCGATTCAGCACGGCTTGGCGGGAGACGTCGTGAACCCTGGCCACATCCGCCCATTTCACAAAGCCGTGGGCGGTGTAAAGCTGCTCGCAGGTGGCGACGATGTCTTCCAGTGGGATGTATTTGGCGTAGCCCACTGTCAGGCGTCGTTTTGGATCCCATAGACTGGCACAGGAGCATAGAGCTGTCAATCCTTGGCTTGCGTTTCGGCGCTGGGGCCCTGGTACAGCGCTTCGAGTTGTTGGACTAGGCCGTCCTCGGGGGCGTCGTCGTAGACGATTTGTTGGATGAGGATTCGGTGGATGCGGGGGCTGCGGGAGAGGAAGCGGAGCATCCAGAGCTCGTACCAGCGCAGGGGGACGTAGGGGTCGCGCCGGGTCATAACAGCTCTTCGAGGTCCTCGATGGGGGCCTGCTGGATGATCAGTGGCGTGCCGGGGCCGAGCCAGGCGCCCTCGAGTTGGGTGGTGACGTAGTCGTGAGCGGCCTCGATGCCGAGGTCGTACCCGCGCATCACGGCTTTGATGCACGCCTCGAAGTCGTAGACGGCGACGGGGCAGGGGTCTCCGGCGCGCCGGCCCCAGCCGAGGAAGGCGGCGTCGAAGACCAGGCGGGGGTAGAGGAACAGCGGGCCGCGGATGGAGCCCGTGTCCAGGTGGAAGGTGGGATCAGAGCTCATGACCGTCGAGGCTGAGGAAGTAGCGCAGCTTGCGCAGCGCGGCTTTTTGGATTTGGCCTGCCCGGCAGCGGCTGAAGCCGAGCTCGGTGGCGATGTCTTTGAGGGTGCGGCGGTTGAAGAAGGATTCGCGGATGACCGTGGCTTCGGTGGTGGAGAGACGGGCCAGGGCGGCGGTGAGGGCTTCTTGGTTGCTGCGGAAGGTCAGGTGCTCGTCGGGCTCGGATTCGTTGGAGTCGGTGGGGGCTGAGATCAGATCGATGATTGCGGAGCCGCCCTCGGTGGAGAGGGAGTCGAGGGAGGCGCAGGCGGTGATGGTGTTGGTGTGGAGGACTTGGGCGATGCGCTCGGGGGTGGTGTCGGTGAGGGTGGCGAGGTAGTCGACGCTGGGGGCGGTGCCGTGGAGGGTGAGGTGCTCAGTCGTGAGGCGTTGGATGCGGGCGAGGAGTTCGTGGGTGTTGATTGGGATGCGGATGGCGCGGGCGTGGGTGTGGATGGCGCGGTTGATGGCTTGGCGGATCCACCAGTAGGCGTAGGTGGAGACGGCGTAGCCGCGGGTCGGGTCGAAGAGCTCGAGGCCGCGGATCAGGCCGAGGTTGCCTTCTTGGATGAGGTCGGCCAGGTCGAGGCCGCGGTTTTGGTAGCGCTTGGCGATGGAGACCACCAGGCGCAGGTTGGTGCGGACCATGACCTCCATCGAGCGGCTCCCCGAGCGGCGGATGTGCAGCGGGGCGCTCTCGCGGCCGTCCTCGTGGTGGATCCAGGCGAAGATGCGCTGGCAGTGGCGGAGCTGCGCTTCTTTCGAGAGGACCGGGTGCCGGCCGATTTCGGATAGGTAGTGGTTGATTTCGGATTGGGACATCGCCCGATTGTCAACCAGAACTGGATGGGTGAGGGTAAATAGAAGATGAAGGTTGCATTGGATGGTGGCTGGCTGGGATGTCCTGCTGAGCGGGGAGCGCAGTGCCAGCGGCCGGATGGACCTCGGGGATGGGCGTCTGGTGCGTGGGTGGGTCCGGCAGCCAGTCGGTCTCGGGGTCCGGGTCAGCTGTGAGGTGGTCGGCGAGGGTCCACTGGGCTCGGAGGATGTCTTCGAAGCAGCGCTCGAGGAGCGGCGCGCAGCCTGAGTAGGTGAAGGCGGCGTCAGGGCCGTCGTGCAGTTCCCAGCGGTAGTAGCCGTCCTCGGTGGTGCGGATGGTGATGAGGAGGGGGGAAAGGTGGGTCATTCCGCAGGTTTTATGACGTAACGGCCACGGACGCCACTTGAAACTATTGGGCACTCTTTCCAATACCTAGAGTTTAATGCATTTGAAACTTGTTGGGACCATCGTGTTCCGGCTTGTTGGGTTTGTCTGTCTCCTTCTTTTAGAGTCGTGTACTGCTGAAGATGGTCGCAAATAGTGGCGAAAGTTACTTCACGTTCGCCAAAGTATTCTCTAATAGCTTTGATATTGTCTGTTATTAGTTTTCGTATCTCGGGGCTGCTGTGATATGCGGGCTTTGCTATTGCAGGCTCAGCTAGTTCCTCCGTTAGCTGTTCTTGCGATTTTGCGTGCTCTATAGCCTCCCGAGCGTAAGCACGCATCAGTTTGCCTGCTTTACGACTGTGCAGGGCTTCAATCATCATGCGCTTAATTGCTGCGCGCTGTTCAAGAGGGTCCCCTATCAGCTGCGCTATGTGAAGACGTATGAGCTCTTCTTGTGCTTCTTGTATCTCGCCTAAGCGCTGTTCGATTAGTACAGTCGCTATTTCTCTCATGAGATGATGATAGATCGGTGCTAAGCCCTTGAACTTAGGGTCGTTTACAACATCAAGTAATGTTTTCATTGTTTAGGGAGCGAGGCGGGCTTTGTGGAGCGGATAGCGATGAGGAGGAGGAGGGCTCATGGGGCTAAGGAATCACGCCTTCGGCTCTGAGCTCTCTTATTGTTATTTCTGCTTGTTTTTTGCCTGCATCGCTTATGAACCATTCCGCTTGTAGGCTGTGATCACCGCACCAATCTTTGTTTGATACCTGGGCGAAGCCCGATGTAGTAGGTGAGTGACGTCGACACTGGCCGAAGCGCAGGGTTATGTCTTCGTACTGTGTGGACTCATACCACTCGCAAGATTCGCAGTGGAGCTCACCGGGCTTGAAAAAAGTACTGGGTGTTTTCACTGAGTTAAGGTGCGAGGCGGGCTTTGTGGAGACGCGAGGTGGCGTACCAGCTGGCGATCTCGGGGGCCCAACTTTCGAGGTGGGGCCACAGGAGGTCGCATAGCTGTTGGATCTCGAGTTGCGCGTCGCGTTTGGCTCGCAGATCCATGAAGTGGAGTAAGGAGCGGAGGTTGAAGGAGACGACGAAGTCCTGGCGAATGGCGTAGGGGATGATGTCCCGGGCGTGTTCTTCGCTGAAACCGTCCTCGAGGGCGAGCTTGAAGCGGCCGGCGGAGTCGATGCAGATGATGCGGTGGACGATGCGGGCGTCCTCGGTGTAGTCGTACTGCTTGCCTTGGCGGTCGCGATAGGTGCCGACGGGGCGGAGGTAGAAGACTTCTTCGACGTCGCGGGCGCCGGTGCAGACATCCAAGATGCGTTTGCCGGTGTAGCGGCCGGATTGGACGTCGAAGCTGACGCCGACGCGGTGAGTGCGGGCCTGTTGCATCACCGAGTGGGGGAAGCCCCCGACGTTGAAGGTGATGGCCGGGTGTTCCAGCGGGCCGTAGTGGCCGCGCTCGCCAGCGAGGAGGTGCTTGATGATCAGGCGGCCGGCTTCGGATTCGCTGGGGGGTTCTTCGTCGAAGACGAATTTCTCGGAGTAGTCCTGGTGCATGGCCCACCAGCACAGGGTCTGGGGGTGCTCGGTGCGGGCGAGGACTTCGACGCGGAAGTGGGGGTCGATGGCCACGGGACTAGCGGTACGTGATCGGTTTGGAGGAGCAGTGCAGCTGCGGGATGCGCCAGAGCTTTCCGGCGGGGTCGACGAGTTGGAGGTGGGGGAAGCCCAGCCAGAGTTCGCCGCCGACAACCGTGAAGGTGCTGTCCAGCGGCCAGCCCTTGACGTAAGCGGTCTCGCCGAGTTGGAAGCGCCAGGGGTAGGTGCGCAGGTCGCCGGGCTCGGGGGCCAGGGGGACGGGTTTGGTTGGGATGGGGGGCATGGTTAGGCGGCGATGGATTGGGGGGACAGGATTTGTTGGATGCGTTCGTAGAGGTTGAGCAACGTGCCGTCGTTGAGGATGCGGCGGTCGAATAAGGGGTAGTTGTCGAGGCTGCCCTCGGAGGAATGCGTGGTGCCGCGCTCGGTGGCGGGGCGGGTGACGCACCAGATTTCGCCGCCGAGACGGCGGATTAGGGCGGCTTCGTTGGGGTAGCGGATGTCGTCGCAGACGACGTTGAAGCCGTTGTTGAGTTGGCGGGTGGCGGCGTGCTCCCAGCACATCAGCCAGAGCTCGGGGTGGATGCAATCGCGGCCCCACTCCGTGCCGAGGGTTTGGAGGATGTGGCGGAGGTTGGTTTTGATGCCGGGGATGGTGTCGCTTTTGCCGTACTCGAGGAGGCGGTTGATGGTGTCGAGGTCGTGGCCGAGTTCCATCAGCAGGACCGTGGCCATGCGCTTGATGGGGTGGGCGAAGGAGATGGTTTCGTAGCCCGCGTCGATGAGGTAGCGGGCGATGGTGGTTTTGCCGGAGCGGGGGGCCGGGCTGTAGAGGCCGATCAGGCGGGGTGGGGTGCGCATGACTGGGTTACTCGGGGAAGGAGGGGTCGAGAATTCCGAGGAGGGCGAGGTGCATTGCGACGCCGGCTTTGCGGTAGATCTCGGGGGGTTTGCCCCCGTTTTTGGGGTCGCCGAGGATTGACCAGAGGAGCGAGGTGTATTGGCAGACGATCAAGTTGGCGTTGCTCTCTTCGACGAAGAGGGCGACCAGGCTGGAGAGGGCGTGGTTGGCGAGGAGGTCGGGGTTGATGCCGAGCTCGGTGAGTTCGTCGCTGAGGGCGCGGAGTTCGGGGGAGTCGCCGTCAAAACTGGGGCCCAGCAGCGTGTAGAAGCTGAGCTCGCGGCGGCTGGCGATTTGGCCGATGAGAGAGCCGGCGATGGCGGAACTCAGGTATTCCTCGACTTTGTTTTGTTCGCGCTTCATCGTTTTGACCTCCGGGCTCGGCTGAAGGTGAAGCGCTTCAGGCGGGCGAGGAAGTGCTTGTAGAGCTGCTCGAGGGAGCGGGCGTCAAGGGTCTCGATCTGCGGAGGGGAGTCCGCGATGGCGATGACGATCTTGGCTTGGGTGATGTGGAGGCCCAGGTGGCCGTAGACGTGGTTCGCTGCGGCGGTGTACGCGGCGCATTGCAGCGAGTACTCGTAGATCTTGTCCGGCTTGCGCAGGGCGTCGGCTGTTTTCCAGTCGAGCAAGGTCGGTTGGAGGCCGTCCTCGGAGAGGTAGGCGATGCAGTCGAGCGTGCCGGCGAAGCCGTCCGGGTGCCAGATCGCGCCTTCCATCAGAAGGGGCTTGTCGACCGTGTCCAGGAAGGGGCGGCTGGACTTCCAGTAAGGGGTTTGGAGGAAGTCGAAGGTGGGTTCGACACCGTCGGCGAGGAAGAGTTCGATCGCCTCGTGGTGCTTGGTGCCGCGGTGGCTGGCCAGGGAGCTGATGAAGTCGGCGCGCTCGGGGCCGACGGATTCACGCCAGGCTTCGAGGCCGGATTGGTCGCGGGAGCCCGAGAGGATCGTGGTGACGGAGGGGCAGGCGCCGACGGGGGTGCTGTACAAGCGCTCGTCGCCGTCGTGGCTGCGGACGGGCTCGTAGCGAGGGAGAGCCCGGAGACGTTCAGTCAGGTTTGGCGTAGTCAATGCCGGGCTGGGGGAGGAGGAGTTCGTTGGGTTCACAGCCGAACAGCTCCAGCAGCGCGGTGAAGACCTCGGGGTCGAGGTAGCGGCTACGGCCGAAGCGGATGCGGTTGAGGGTGTTGTGGGAGACGCCCAGTTCGTGGGCCAGCTTTGCCATGGACCACCCGCGTTTGAACGCACAGTGCTCGACATTTCGTGCGTAGACGTGCAGGAGAGGAGGCTGGTTGGCGGACATGGGTGAAAAGATTTATTCAACAGTAACGAAAAGGGTGGGTTGGGGCCCACCCCGTTCAGGAACTGGATAAATCAGGCTGAAGCTTCAGCCCAAGGGTCGTCTCCGTCGAACAGAGCCTTCAGGTTGCACGACACCTTTTCAAAGGACTCGGAGATGTCCTTGGTGACGGGCTTGGGCGGTGCGGCGACGAGCGTGTACTCGGTCTCCTTACCTTCGCCGGTCTTGCTGATCTTGATGTCGTAGGTGGTCGGGTCGCCGTAGTCCTCGTCCTTCATGAACTTGAAGAGTTGGTCCATCAGCGTGCGCTGAGTGATCTCCAAGATCTTGAATTCACCGGCCTCGTAGTCGTAGACCAGGCCAGCCAGGAAACGCTTGACCGAGAGTTTGCCGCTCAGGTCGGGGGCCAGGTCGGCGGGAAGTTCGGTGGGCTTGGATTCCCAGCGAATTGGTTTTTTGTCGAGGGTCCAGCCGCTGTAGCCCGTGATGCCTTCGCCGAAGAAGCGCAAGCGCTTTTCGCCGGTCAGCTTGGAGGGGTTGATGTAGCGGCCAGAGCTACTGGATTCGTTGGCGATCTCGTCGATTACGCCAGCGGAAAGGAACGTGGATGTCATGAGGCTTCAGATGCCGAGGTGACAGGGATGGCGGTGGCGGAGGCGTGATTCCGAATGATCTGCTCGCAGACCTCGGAGGGAGATGAGCCGGAGCCGTGTGCCAGATCGATGAGGTGGGTGTGGGCGGTATCTGTGAGATACAGATGCCGTTTGCGCTTGAGCTCGCCGTAGAGGCGGTGCTTGGTGCTCACTCCAAAACGTCGACTGATGTCAGCCTAGACAGGTTGGCCTAATGCGTCAACCGGATTTGGACGATTGTTTGAGAATCGCGGTGAGAACGAGCTCGCCACTTGTGAAGCCAAGCGATTTGGCGGTTGTACGGATTTGGTCGGCGAGCTCGGAGGGCAGGTTGACCGTGGTTTTGAGACGGCGGGAGGGGACGATCTCGGGGAAATCGTGGGCGGCGCCGGCGGCGCAGAACTGGGGGCGGCCGCTGTCGTCGAAAGTCACTGGCAGCAGCGGAATCTCGTTCTCGAACGGATCTGCGGTGCAGTCAGCGAGTTGCTGGATGTAAGGCTTCAGCGCAGCAAGATCAGCGCCCGAGCACAGCAGCGTGTACATCTGGCCGCCTTGGTCGTCTTCGACAACAAGGCGAGCTTGGGGATGTGATTGGTGGGTGAGCTGCTCAATTTCGAGCAGTGGCATGTAGTGCCAATCGACCGGCGCTCCGCAGAGCGAAGCGGCGAGGCGGTGGGCAATTCGGTTGACGGGCACAGAGCTGTTGCAGTCCCCTCAATGTAACGGCACCTATGGGGTCTGGTTGACCGTTACCACCACTGGTAGTGGCTACGTCAGCTTTTCAGGGCTTTGATCAGATCGCTCTCGGTGCTGGGGCCGCCGAGTTCTGCGCTCAGGGCGCTGATTGCGGGGAGTTCGTTAGCCAGCTGTTGAGCGTTCCAGACATCGCGGTTCTGGATGACGGCGTTGGTGCGGCGCAGGCGCTCGGCGTCTTTGGCCGGGTATTTCTCGCGGAGGACGCGGTCGAGCTCGGTGATGATGTCCATGTCCTGCTGGATCATCAGCTTGCGGATCATGGCTCCCCACGCTGCGGAGATCCGGTTGGCCTGCTCTTCGGTGAAGAAGGTTTCGCGCAGGTCGATGTCGAGGGGCTGGCGCTGACCGCAGAAGACTTCGACCCACCAACCCAGCTGTGGGGGCTTGCCGCCCTCGGTGATGGCGAAGGCTTTGGCGTAGAGGTTGCTGCCGGGGGTGCCGGGCAGGAGCTTTTTGGTGGTGGCGTAGCGGTGGATGTAGAAGTTCAGCCGCTCAATGGCGATGAAGGTTCGCGGTCCGGGGCTGAGGAGCTTGCCGTGGCGCAGGCCGCTGATTTGGCTGCTGTGGAGCCACGAGGTGCCTTCAAGGCAGGCGCGGGCCAGGGTCACCATGGTCGGGTGGGACCAGCCGTTGGTGTCCATCCACCGGGTGAAGAGCAGCGAGAAGGTGCTGACTCCCTGGGTGAACTGAGTGTGGTGGTCGACGTGCGCATCACGTTTGGACTGCGCCATGGACACTGATTGGTTGGGCAACAGTTCTGGGGCCGGAAGGCTTGAGTGCGTGGGCCAACCCTAAAAGGTGTTGAGGCAACTACGAACCTTTTTCAGAAAAGGATCAAGGTTTGACGGTTGTCCAAATCTGGTGTACCCGATAGCTTGGCTTGTCCTGGATGGGCGTCGCGCATAAAAAAGCCCCGCACCGACTGGGGTGTGGGGCGATGGCGGCCCTTGGACAGGACGAGTCTCAAGCGACCCGAACCTACATGACAAGACCGAACTCGGCAAGCACGGATGCGCCGGATGGTGGCAAACGTGCAATCGATCTGCTGCGCGAAAACGCCTTCCCGGAGTGGTGGACGTTCGTGCCGGTGGCTGGGAAAGCCACCTTTGTGAAGGAGTGGAGCACCAAGCCGTTGACCCGGCAGCTCTGCATTGATGCCTACAAGACCAACCGCGCCTACGCCGGCCTCGGTGTTGTCACCGGGGAGTTCTCGGGGGGCTTGATCGCCCTGGATATTGATGGGCCGGAGGCCGATGCCCGCTATCGCGGTGCGGCGGGCGATGACTACGACGCGCTCGGTGAGGAGCGGACGATGTCGTGGACTTCGGGGCGGCCGGGCCGCAGGCAACTGCTGTATCGGGTGCCGCAGTCGATCGTGCCGGAGCTGCGGCACGTCAAGACGCTGATCCTGCGCGCTGATGGGAATTGGCACTTGGGCAACAGCGATGTGGAGCGGCAAGCGGGCAAGGTCGAGGCCAGCGAGGCCCCGCACTACGAAGAGGTGGTGCTGCGCTTCAACCAGTGCCAGAGCGTGGTGCCGGGCTCGCCCCATCCGGATACGGGCAAGACCTACAGCTGGTTGAACTACAACGCGGCGCAGGTCGCGCCGGCCCCGGCATGGGTGCTCGATGTGCTCCGGGATCACCGCAAGCCGGTGCAGTGGCTGAGCGATGCCGACCAGAAGGCCCTTGATGCCGAGCTCGGGGAGACGGCGATTCCGTCCCGGCAGATCCGGGGCTGGTTCTTCAAGGAGGAGGTGCAGCGGCTGCTGCGGCCTCGGTTGGATGAGTTGGTGTTCAACCACCCGGTGTTCGACAAGTACGGGTGGAAGGAGCGCGGGGGCAACAAGCCTCAGATGATGTCGGGCTGCCCATGGCACGGCGGCCAGTCGGGCACGAGCTTCCAGTACTCGGCTGAGTCGGGCTGTTGGGACTGCAAGGCGTGCGGGGTTGGTGGTGACGTCCTCGACTTCGTTCACAAGGTCACGGTCAATGACCTGTATGCCGAGCGGCCTCAGGGGCCGGACCTGGAGCGGTACGTCGCGGAGATCGCCACCAAGCTCGGGTTCAACTACCCCGAGGATGCGCGGGCCCAGATCACCAAGGAGGCCCCGCGGCTGGTGATGGATGAGCGCCAGTTCCACGAGGCGCTGATCAAGATCCACGATGAGGAGCTCAACCCGGCGATCAGGCTCGGGCGGATGGCGGGCTTGGCGGCGGAGACCGGCCGGCGGCTGACGGGCCAGCAGTGCCTGGCTGCCATGGATGAGTACCGGTACTACGAGGACAGCCGCCGCAACAACCAGAAGAAGGAGTGGTGGCAGGACGTGGAGCAGATGCAGTTCCTGGTGCCGAACCTGTTGATGAGGCCCACCCAGGTGATGCTGCACGCGGCCGGCGGCCTCGGGAAGACATCGGCATGCATGGGCCTGGCCAAGGTTGTTGGGCGCGGCGAAACCATGCGGATCCGCGGCATCGAGCTGCCGGTGAAGCAGGGCCCGGTGCTCTGGATTCAGAACGACCAGAACCCCGCCAAACTCCTGCGGGACTGCGAGGACAACGGGATTAACCCCGCTCTCGACAAGTGGTTCATCGTCAAGCGCGGCTTCCAGATCAACCACACGCATGAGTTTGCGGAGTGGATCCGGGCCTACAAGCCGGCGCTGGTGGTCGTCGACTCCATTGGCTCCTGCAGCACCAAGATGCAGGTCGAGGAGAAGGACAAGGCGTTCGCCAGCCCCTTCTATTACTACGCGGAGAAGAACGGCGATCCGGACGAATCAGGGTTCCCGGCGACCTCGATCATCTGGATTCACCACGACAACGCCAATGGCGATGCCAGGGGCACGCGCTACCTGATCGCTGCGGTGGATGAGCAGTGGCACCTGCGGACGCTCTCGGAGGATGAGCGGGAGGCCCTGCGGGAGCGGGGGCGGGTTCCGTCCAGCTGCCGGATGATCCAGATCAAGAAGTCCAGGCTCGGGCGCCAGGGCGATCTGCTGGTGGTGGAGCGGGACCACGACTTCGCGTACTCGGTGTGGGACTACACCCCGACCGAGCGGAGGGAGGACCAGGGCCAGGGTGATCCGGAGCCACACACCATGGCGCTGCGGATCGTGAAGGACCACGTCCTCAAGGCGCGGGGGGAAGACGGGGTCGGTCTGAAAGACCGCCTGACTGCCAAGACGGTTTGGGAGTGTCTTTTTGAGGAGATGGGTGGACAGGGGCGGCGGGCTCCATCCAGTCGGACCGTGAAGCGTTGGCTAGATCGTTGGGTGGATGACGGGGTGCTGGTGAATGGGAAGGCGCTCTCGGTTGAGGGGCAGAACAAGCCGGCTCCTTCGTACACACTCCCTCCCTCTCGCGCGCGTGCGTTGCCTGCTACGAAGGGACTTTTGTCAGTTCGTCCTTCAAATCCGTTGCAGGAGAACGAAAGTCAGAACGGACAAGGGTCTGCTCCCGAGGCCGTTGTCGTTTCAACTGAGCGCGTTCAACCTGCTCAGGAACTGAACGGACAACAACCAAACCAGGATGGCAATGTCCATCCAAAATCCCCAGTCCCCGAGAGCGATCTGGAGGCAGAGCGGTCAACGGACACGCCCACACTCGGTATAAGAGGCTCCGAGGGCGCTGCTGAAACAGCTGAGGAGGCCGTCGACGCTGGGGTTGAGGCCGTGATCAGTCACCCTGAATCCGGCGATCAGCCCGTGGCACCGCCTGTTTGGGCGCAGGAGCCCAGGCCCGAGGCCGTTGTCGACTGGGACGACCTCGACGCTGGATTTAGGGCGGGGTGAGCCTGGCGCCACCACCGATAGTGGCAACGGCTGCTTGCAGATCCGAAATCGGGGCTAGGCTGACCAAATACGGCAAAGGGAGGGGTGGCAACCCCCTCCCCCTGCGTCACCACCGTTCACCGCTGGTGGCCGCGCCGCTCCGACAACCTCATCCGGAGCAGGGCTCCGCACAACCTACATGGCTTTCTTCTCAATGGATAGTTCCAGCCTCGTGTCGCGTTCCTGGAACGGGACGCCGATCAGCCGCCGGACCACCGATGGCTACGTCAATGCCACGGCCATGTGCCGGGCGAACGAGAAGCGCTGGTCCAAGTACCGCGAATCTGAGCGCGCCTCGGAGTATTTGGAGGCTCTCTCGAGCGAAGTCCGAATTCCGGTCTACGGGTTGATCCAGGCCCAGGCTGGCGGTTCCAGTGGTGGTGAAACCTGGGTACACCCTCAGGTCGCCGTGGATCTGGCCCGGTGGATCTCGGCGCCGTTCGCGGTCTGGATGGATCGCTGGTTTATCGAGAGCTTCCAGAGCGGAGCTCAGCCACAGAAAACGACGGTCCCCAAGCTCGGGGCTGCCGAGGTCATTGCTCTGGTGGAGCGCAGCGTGGCGCTGTTCGATCGGCTCGGTGGGCTGGACCAGCGCGATGAGTTGCTGTTCAAGGACATCGTGCGGAGCAACGTGCTGTCTGCGAGCTCGGGTTCAGTGCCCACGCTGGCCGGCGAGGACGAGCTCACGCTGAGCGATGCCTGGATGGAGGTGTTCCAGGAGGTGTTGCCCCGGACGAAGTACCGGTCCGCCGGGATTTTGATCGCCAACGCCTACCGCGAGGACTTTGGCGAGGAGCCCCCGACTCGGCAGCAGTTTGTGGACGGAGCACCGCGTCAGGTCAAGAGCTATCGCCGCTCGTGGCTGGTCGAGACGCTGCAGCGGTTCAAGTCTCAGCTTGCTGGGGCCTGATCGATTCCGAATACGGATGGGCACCCTTCACACCGATCTCGGGTCAGAGCCTCAAGCTGCTGCTCCATGAGCAGGCAGATCAGCGCCTTGGCCTCGAAGTGGCCTGTGACCAGGCTGCGGGCCAGAGGCTTGAGCTGCTCGAGGTCGGTGCAGCTGTCCACCATCCGCAGCGCGGCCTGTTCCGCGAACTTCAGCGAGAGGTGGTCCATCCTCACTACGCCGTTACACCACAATGCCATCGTTAAAAACACAGGAAAGGGCTGAGGCCCTGACACGTCTTGATTTCGACTTTGTGCAGGGCCCCCATCAGGTGGGGCTACTGCAGCGTCGAATTAATGAGATCGCAGCGAGCGACGGGATTATCGGCGTAGATACTGAAACCACCGGATTGGATCCTTTGGTCCATCAGGTGCGTCTGGTTCAGGTCGGAACTAAAGATTTTGCTCTGATTGTTGACCTGGATGGGTGGAGAGCCGAGGGCGAAAGAACAGTGCCCTGGGGTGCTCCGGGACTTTCAGAGCTGCGTGCGCTGTTGGAGGGAAATAAGCGCAAAGTGCTGCAGAACGCTGCGTTTGACCTCAATTTTCTGCGCGGGGAGAACATCGTCCTCGGGGGCGCTCTGTTCGACACGATGATCGCGGCCAAGATCATCAACAATGGGACGGGTGCCAAGAACGACCTCGGGTCGCTGGTGGACCGTGTCCTCAAGCTCCAGCTGCCGAAGGAGCTGCAGAAGGCGGATTGGTCGGGAGAGATTTCTCCGGAGATGGTCGAGTACGCGGCGCGGGACGTCGTCTGCTTGCCGTTTCTGGCGGAGGAGCTGGCGGAATCGCTGCGGACCCAGAAGATTCGGGATGGCTTCACCCTCTGGGATCTGTTCGCCCTCGAGATGCGGGTGCTCCGGCCCATCGCCACGATGCAGTGGCACGGGTTTGGGTTTGATCAGCCCGGAGCCGAGGAGCTGCGGGTCGCGCTGACGGAAGAGGCTGAGGCGCTGAAGACCCTGTTCCTTGAGCACCTGGACAAGGAGATCCGGGCTAACCACCCGGACGATCCGCATGTCTGGCTGCCGCGCGATCCAGACGGCAGTGTCAATACCCGGGAGAAGGATTCCGGCTCCAAGCGCCTGGGAACCAAGCTGCTCAAGGGCTTCAACCCCCGTTCGCCGAAGCAGATGGCAGAACGGTTTGAGCAGGCGGGCATCCTGCTGCCCCCGGATGAGAAGGGGGCCCCGAGCCTGGATCAGAACCTGTTGGCGTTCCTGCGCAAGGACTACGAGCTCATCGATCAGTACCTGACCTGGAAGACGGCGGTCACCAAGGTCTCGAACATCGAGAAGCTGCTGGAGTCAGTGGGGCCGGATGGCCGGACCCATTGCAACTACAGGCAAATGGGGACTGAGACGGGCCGTCTGAGCGCGGCGTCTCCCAACCTTCAGCAAGTAAATCGGGGTAAGGATTTCCGCAGCAAATTCGTTGCGGCCTCGGGCTACGTCCTCGTGGTGGCGGACTTCTCGCAGATTGAGCTGCGCGTGGCGGCGGAGCTCTCAGGTGAGGAAAAGATGCGGGAGGCGTATCGGGCGGGGCGCGACCTGCACACCGAGACTGCAGCGTTGATGACCGGTGTCGCCCTCGGGGAGGTGACTAAGGAGGCCAGGACCTCAGCGAAGGTGGCCAATTTCGGACTGCTGTATGGCGCGGGGCCGGCGACGTTGCAGAAGCAGGCCGTTGCGCAGTACGGCCTCGATATGGAACTCGACGAGGCGCGGCAGATCGTCGAGGGTTTCAGAGCCGCGTACCCCACGCTTTATGCCTGGCAGCAGAGCGAAGGCACCAAGACCACCAAGGCGGTGAACACCGCGATTGGGCGCCGGCGCATGCTCGTGGGGTTCAACGACAAGTACACGACGCGCATCAACACGCAGGTGCAGGGCACCGCGGGTGACATCGCCAAGATCGCGATTGACAAGCTCTGGCGCCACGTTGTCCAAGCGCCGGCAGGTGAGGCCAAGTTGATCGCCATGGTCCACGATGAAATCGTCCTCGAGGTGCGTGAAGAACGAGCCGAGCACTGGGCTGGCGTGCTGAAGGAGTCGATGGAGCTCGCGGGCTCGGAAGTCTGCACCCATGTGCCGATCGTGGCGGAGGTGTCTTCGGGAAAGACCTGGGCGGACGCGAAGTAAAAGGCAGCCGTAGCCTTGTTTAGTGGCGCTACACCCATGGCCCCACAATTTGTGCCCCGGGATCGCTCCTTCTACTGCGTGTTGATGGAGGACATCGCCGACGCAATCGAGGCGTCGCTGAGTGTCGATCCGGTTGTCGAATCCATGGCGGTGATGGATGTGCTCACCACCAGGCTCGAGGAGCACTTCGACGGGCTCGTGGTTGGCGATGGGCGCGGCATGGAGATCGATGGCCGGCGCTACGTCGAGATGTTGTTCTCGGTGGGTGGTTGACCGAGCTCGAGGTCAGGAGTGCTTTGCTTCGCCGCTTGGAGAAGGTGGTGCGCAAGCTGCCGAATGGCCTGTTGCAGAGGCTGGTAGCCGACGCTGAGTTCTTCAGTGACTGGAATGTGCGCAAGAAGCGTGCTCGGGCTTCAGCGCGGATCGCTCAGCACCGAGCCTGGGAGATCAAGGCAGAGGACCGCTACTGGAAAAGTGTTAGGCGGTAGTTCAGTCGTCTGCCGCGTCGTCGAGTGCTTTGACCAGCAGATTCCACCATTGGAACTGCAGTTCTGGCATGTCAACCCAGTTGGGTAACCACTCGGTGTAGAGGCGGCTGTACCACTGCTGTAAGCACTCTTGCTCGGTCATCGAGGCAGCTCAACAAATTCCGAGCTCGCGGAGAGTTAGTTCACGGTGGTACCGGAAGTTGAACGCATTGCCCCGTTTTTGTTGTTTCACTGCGGACTGCGACAACCGGCCTGAGTAGACATAGTTAAGGAGCGTGCGGGTTGAGACGTTGCAGAGCTTGCTCATCTCTGCGGGGGTCAGCCAGACCTTCTCCGGGGCGACGAGCGGCATTTGTTGCTCCAGTCGCTCCATGCGCCGATTGAGTTCTTGCACTTCGTGCAGGATCGCGGAGCCGAGTTCGGTGGAGATCATCTTCTGGGGTGAGCTCGGCGAAGCCTAGCGCATTTGCGTGCAAATTCGGAATGAGTTGGGCTGCCGACCGGATCTGGTTAGGGCTGACTGGCTTCTGCCATGGCTCGGCGTAGGTCCTCGGCTTGGATGTGGCGGTGGTACGAGGACTCGTGGACGGCAGCGCTGTGGCCCATGGCGCGGGCGCAGAGCGTCAGGGGCTTGCCGGCCTCGATGCTGCGGACGGCCCAGCGGTGCCGCAGGTCGTAGAGGTCGAACTCGGGGAGCAGCTCGTCGAAGATCGGTTTGATCTCCCGTGATCGCCGGCTGTGGCGCCAGGCGTCGACGAATCTTCTGCTGAGCGAGGAGTCGTATTGGTCGGGCCGGGTCCAGCGGTATTCACCGGGGATTTCGATCTTGTCCAGGGCGTAGCGCTCGATCCAGCTGCGGGGCAGGGCGAAGCAGGTTCGCAGCACGGGAGTGCGGTTGCGGCGTTTGATCGTCACGCATTGCGCGGTGCTGTCGGTGTTGAGCACCAGAGACGGCACTTCCGCCGGGCGGCAGCCGAAGGTGGCAAGGGCCGCGTAGCACCATCCCCATTTC